TTGATTCAAGAGTTGTCCAAACTGCACTATTTCCAGAAGGATTTGACTCAGTAAACATTACATCCCAGACATAGCGTCCAGGTTTTACTAATCTTGTTGTTGTAGTTGCTAAAGATACTCTTATTCTTCCGTTCGCTCTGTCTATAAATCCAACATTAAAATCTGCTGTTGCATTGACACTTTCTGGGTGTTTTCTCATTTGAGATGCTGCCGTATACCCAGACAGATTTAATGGGGTGCCATTAATATTATCCAGATAAAAATCTCTGGAAAAATATTCTCCTGTGTTGAGAGTAATATTATTAACGTAGACTGCCATATTATATGACTTTATTGATTATTTATCAAGGGCTTGACAATACTTGATTCCATGAGTAGAGTTGGTTTGTTAGGTTTGAAGATAAATAATAGCTCATATAATACAATAGTATGAGTTATACATGAGTTATGAAAATCCTTGGATATACCTGGAACGAACTTTTAATACTGATGATGTTGGGGATTACTTTGGTTTTGTTTATAAAATTACCAATCTCTCAAACAAACGACAGTACATTGGGAGAAAGTATTTTTGGTCATTTAGAACACCACCAGGTAAAAAACGAAAAGTAAAACAAGAATCTGATTGGAAAAAATATTATGGATCTTGTCCTGAATTGAAAGATGATGTAAAAAAATATGGCAAAGAGATCTTCAGTAGAGAAATATTAAGTTTACATAAAACCAAGGGCACTTGTAACTTTGAAGAAACAAAACAATTGTTTCTTAACAATGTATTATCTGAAGCACTTGACGATGGTTCGCCAGTGTATTATAATAGTAATATTCTAGGACGCTATATGCGAAAAGACTATGGTAACTTTAGAATCAACTCTAAAGAAAATTAATGATTGGTCTATAGATCGCATTCACCATTTGTCTGAAAATTATCCAGGTTCTGAATTATATGAGAGTCTGGAAGATGCATATTCTATTCATCAAGAATTTGCCGAGTGGTTAGATCCTAATAAAACAGATCATGATGTAATTTCACTAGAATACATAGGAGATGAAGATGGAGGAAACATCTAAAATCTTTAAGAGAAAAATTCTTGATAGAATTAAATATCTTACAAATCACGGTAAACATCTTGAAGCATCTGCTCTTTATAACAAGTATTTTAAACTATGAAAAAAATTATTGCCTCACTGGTTGCTGCGGTGGCGGTTGCCCTACCTGCCCTTTCAGACCCCCTAAAAGATAACGAATATTATACCAATCATTCGATGGGGTGTATGTTACTCAGAGAGTGTAAGGATGAAGTTAAAGAGGTCTTCAGTCTTTTGGATGTTTCTAGTGAGTATCCCAATACTGACGATTTTTATTCTGTTGCTAGCGAATTCAACTCTATGCTTGTCGCCCTTAACCAGGTCGGAGTTAACGTGTTTCTAGCAGATGAAAAATATTTTCCAGTTGGACATCGTGGAGTTTATCATACGGTAAGCAATAACTTTTTTCTAAACAAGACATTCATGAAGCGTCCTCACGTATTGATGAGTGTGATGCGTCACGAAGGATGGCACGCTGCTCAAGATTGTATGGCAGGTACTATTGACAATAGTTTGATTGCCATTATTCATAATGAGGATGATGTTCCTGAGATGTGGCAAGAGATGGCACGGAGAGCGTATGTATTACAACCTTCTGCTATTCCTTGGGAGAAGGAAGCAACCTGGGCAGGTAAAACTGAAAATATGACTATGAGAGCACTTCAGTCTTGTGCTGCAGGTACTATGTGGTCCGATTATGATCCGACTCCAAAGACCCGTGAGTGGTTAGTTGAAAATGGTTATCTTACTAAATAATATCACCCGATAAGGAAATCGGAACAATCACCCAAAGCAAACTCTTTGAACTAATCCCTTAAGTCTTATAATGTAAGAGTTTGTTATTGGACAACAACTATTTACATATGACACATTTAACAAGAGATGTGTTAATCAAGAAAATCGTTGCCAATGAAATGGTAGGTTACGGTGGAACTGATTATCTACAGGCTCTAAAGGATGCGTATCACAAATGGGAACATCAATCAAGTGATGTTCTTTGCCAAAAATACAATCAAATAAATCAAACAAATATTTCTACAGAAATACTTGAACCATAAATAAAGCTGCCTTGTGTGCAGTTAATGTCTGAAGAAGTTAAGAAGGAAGATCCCAAGAAGAAAGGTATTCTTGGGAAGATGAAGGAGGCAGCAAGTGACAAAGAAGAGCAGCTTGATATTCTTTCTACTTTTGTTAGGCTTGGCATCCTTGTTTGGAGCGGCGGAATACTCACGCTGGCGTACATCCAATTACCACCTGTACTCGGTATTCCCGAGCAAAAACTAGATCCAACTTTTATCGCCAGCGTCTTCACCGGAGTTTTAGCTACTTTCGGTGTTCAGGCAGCAAAGAAAGGTGGCAATGGTAATGGTTCTGCAAATGGTGGTGGTGGAATCAGTAAAGCAGATATGGAAAGATTGATTGCTGCTGCAGCACAAACTGCACCTGCTCAAACTATTCGTGTAGAGCAAGCACCAATTAAGTTTGTCACTAATGATGGTGAACCACCTGTAAAACCTACCGTGTAATCTTATGAACTTCTTTAAATGGACTGCGTTAGGAGTTGGCGGTGTTGTTGCCGTAGCACACATCGGCGTTCTGGGGCATATAATCAATGCCACAAGAGTACCAGAAGCACCAGTTATTAATTTCCCTAAAGGAGATTATTCCTCATATAAGATTGAGGCAGGTAAAGAAGGTTATAGTATAGAATACAAAGCAAACGATCCTGCTGTTCTTGAGTCACAAAAATCTTTATCATTAGATAAAGAAAAGAGAGGATTGTTTGGTGGTGGTAATGAAAGTCGCCGTGAGTGGCGTAGAGATCAATACACTATGGATGGCACTAGAAATCTAGGAGGTGCTGTAGACGGCGAGGGAAAGTCTGCAAAAGAAATAGAGTGTATCGTGGCGGACGCTGGAGCACGGTCACAAGGTGCGATGGCGGGAACTAGTATTGCTGCTGGAGTCGGTGTTCCTGCTGTGATTGGCATCCCATATGTTGGATGGTTAGCTGCTGGTTGGGTATCACTTTTAGGCGGCAGAATAGGTTCTGCTGCTGGATCTACCGTTGGTTCTATGCTTAATGACTGCTAATGAAATTTGAATTGACAATGGAGGATTACACTATTATCCTCAATGCGCTACACTATTATAAAAAAGTTGATAAGAGAGGAAACTTTAAGCAGTATAATGATGAGCATATTAATAAGTTGAGAGATAAGATGGCATATCAATTAATTCCTTCAGCACAGAGTGGAAATAGATTATGATGAGCGGAATATTTGTATTTGCCTTTGTGCTATTACTTACAATAGGAATGGAACTTACTTTACCAGTTAAAAAATGAATTTGTTATTACGTCCTCTAGACAATCCAGACGATCCTGTGTGGTCAGTAATTATATTAGTAATCATTGCTGTAGGATTAGCATTAGGATATGTTGTATACATATTAGGGGAAGCATTTGAGGAGTTGAAAGATGCCGAACCAGATCGAACTCAAGGACGCACAACAGGATCAGGAGATAGCACTCCTGAAACACAGAGTTGAGCAACTTGAAGGTGGTGGAGACTCTGATATGGTTGACGAACTTCGTGCGCGAGTTCGTAAATTGGAAAAGTGGGTATGGGGTGCTGGTGCCGTTATATCAGCAGCAATCATTTTATTAGGAATAGTAATGGCAGCAGATGCCAAGGAGATGAATTATGGGATCGATGACACCACCAAGCAGGAAGTCCTGCTACAACTTCAGAGTAACGGAGATTAATCGTGTTCTTGACGGCGATACTATTGATGTCACCATTGATCTGGGGTTTGATCTATACAAGAAAGAAAGAGTTAGAGTTGCAGGAGTTGATACACCAGAGAAAAGGACGAGAAACCTAGAGGAGAAGGCACTTGGAATCGACGCAACCAACTGGCTCAAAGAAAAACTGGAGAGTACTATCGCTGGTGATGATGAGTTGTCTGTTAGGACTGAACTTGTTGGTGGCGTCGGTAAATATGGCCGTCTTCTTGGTTGGCTTTACATTGGGGACAGTGACTTGTCCCTCAACGAACAAATGATCGAGGAGGGTTATGCCCATGCATATGACGGAGGAACAAAAGATATGGATCTCGAAGCACTTAGAGAAATCCGAAGGGAACACGGCACGTTGGTGTAGAAGTGCTGTCTGTGGATCTGCCCCTTTTATCCCAGACTCTGAATTTGGAGGGGAAAATTGCGAATTAACTTGTAACATTACATTAGATTAAAATGAGAAGAGAAATGATTGATGCACTCAAAGCAAGTGCTATTGGAAATATCAAAAGAGCCAAGATGAATGTTGAGGTTTACTTTAGAAGTCCTGTTGGTATTGGTGAGCATCCAGATATTATGAGTGCCATCCAAGACCAAATTGATATGATCGCAAAGGAACAAGAACGTCTTGATGTTCTAGACAAATACTTTGTTGATGACTAGATAGTATAATGACAATAATAAAATCATGCAAAAAGTAATTAATGTTTTAGCAGTTCTTTCTTTTGTTGGAACTGCAGGTATCGTCGGTGGCGGTACTGCACTATATCTCAATAAGGATTCTATTGTTGAGAATATCAAATCCCAAGTTGCTGCTGCAGCGGCAGAAGCAATTACTGGCGCTCTTCCTGGAATGATGGATTCTGCAATGCCAGAACTTCCTGATGCTACTGGTGGTGCTATGGGTATGCCTGCTGCTACTGGTGGCGCAGTTCCATTTTAATAATGAAAGACTTCAAAGTTCCATTTGCCATTGTATCCTTTCTTTTGGTTCAGGGTGCTGGTGCCGTATGGTGGGCATCCCAAGTTGATGGTAGAGTAAAGAGTTTAGAAACTCTGAGTCTCAATCTCGCAAAAGAAAATAGGAGATACATTGAGCAGGTTATTCAACCTTCATATGGAATTAGTAGTTCTTGGAAAAATCAATACCACGATGAATGGGTATTGAAAGGTGGTTGGAAAGACTAATGGATATACCCAATATTAGTATTCCGAATAATAGTATTCGTATTAGTGATATTCGGGATTTGAATATTAATGTAATGCCTGATTGGATGAGTAATCCTTCACAGGCATTACCAATTTACCCACCCGTGACTACACAGGTGGGTATTCCCATTGTTAATATACCTGGATGTGTTGAGTCACATAGAGATAGTAGTGAGAATCAAACACTCAAAGAAGAAGATAGAGATGGTGTACAAGTATTTTGTGATGCAGGAACTCCTAGTTACAATCCAATAGATTATGATCCACGTAGGTTAAAGATAACAACAG